CGGCAGTTGAGACATATCCACATTATCGCTAACTCGTCGTAGGTAATGGTGTAACCACCCTCTACAGGTTGGAGATTATGGCATTGGTCGCAATACTCGAGACGATCACCCGTTAATGGTAGGCCGTTAATGTATAACTCGCCCATTACGCTAGAACCTTTTCAATAGCCCGAATAGTTGGGCAGGGATAAATCACTTCGTCATTTGGATTAGCACAAGCATCACAAAACCACCCACCGCTGGGCTTATGCAATTCCACTACTGCGCGAATAGCATTATTTAATTTGACTGCTCTCGTTTCAATTGTTTCTTCTGGTTTTAAGACCATCAAGTGAATCAGCAATTCATCGTGTGTCATTTATTCCACCTCGCGTCGCATTGGTCATTTCGGTCTTTAGACGAGCAGGTGTAGCCGCTATATGGTCTGCCGGTCTTGGCCGAGACTCCGCTTTTGTAATTCATCTCGCCGTGCTTGCAACTCGGCACGGTTACCACTTGCGCCCCAAGCTCTCGGGCTAATACGTCCACCGCTTCGGCCATTGGCGCGGGAGGTTGGGCGGTTACTTGCCACGGGTCGGTAGGCGGTGCCACATTAACCCGGTTCACTTTTTCCATTTCCTCGCGGCTGGCTCGTTTTCCGAGTTTGGCTTGGAAACCGGCATTGGCTAGACATCTACCTATGGCGCTTGTCTCACAATTAGGTAGAGCAAAGTTAGCGTTTACTCCCTTTTGGCTTATCGTTTCCTCGGCGTAACCTGTTGCCACGATCAAGCCTTCGGCGGTGTAAGCCGTTGCCTTGACGATAAAGCGCGTTTCTGAATACTCGATAAGCTCCGTTTGTAATGAGCCCTCAGGGTGTTTCGCCCACCATTTGGCTATTCTCGCGTCCACCGGCTCATAGTCGTCTAAATTAAACATCTAACCGAACCTCCCAACGCTCTCGGGCTTCGTTCAGTTGATCGGCCAAGCTGAGATAGCCGGTAGGAAGCTCGGTGATATTTTTAACGCACCTCTCGCATAGGAAGCGACGCGCTACGCGGCCTTTGTATTGTTTATAGTCAATGCGAATAACCGCGGCTCTTACCGTGGGCTTAAAGCTCCCGTCCGAGCGCCGGTAATCGTGTTTGCAATAATCGCAATAGATATTAGGGTCGGTGTTTTTAGTAATCATTTGGCCGCCTTGCGTATAGCAGGGTGGGCGCTCTTTCCTCGACGGTAGCCGACTTTTACGCCCTCTTTATATCCCCAACTCCACGCAAGAACCATACCGAGCGCAGTCGTAATTATGCAGATAGCGGTAAGCCATATTTCATACGTCATATTTTCTCCTAGTCCGTGCCGAGGCTAGACCCTCGAACTTGACCAGTATGAAGGCAACCTCCGACATAAGGCAACTACCAACACGCCGTTACTTTTTAGAGACTATCTCCAAAAGGGTTTCGAGTTTGGCTTCAATACGGCTCACGCGATCAGAAAGACTTGTCCCAGAGTTAGGCTTAAGCTCGTTGAGGTAATGCTTCACGAGCCATTGTATGGCCATAATGAAGGCCCCGGCTATCGAGATAACCGAAACTACTAAGCCCGCCCAGTCCCCGTAGCTCATCTGCCCAGCGGGTCTTTCGGGTTGAGGTAGCGATAGACGGTAGGCAAGATAGCCGCGAGTCCCGCATTGAGGATTACTTTCCACTCGGTAATTCCGCCCATATAACACGCCAAGCACGCCGCGGCAAAGCCACGGAACCAGCTACCGGCTAACTGCATTATCACTTTCTTTTTGTGTCGGTTCATTTCTTTTCCTTCTCGTCGGCTAGTCCGAGAGCTTCTATTCTTTTCTTCACCTCGAGCGGTGAGAGCATAATCTCAAAGTGCATTTCGTCGGCTCGGTTTTTGTAATCTCCACCCCAGCGGCACCCGTATTTAGCCGCGATTTCGCGTATTACTTTTTCTTGTTCGTCGGTGAAAGTCCCGCGTTTACCTAGGACGTGCTTTCTGCTATTGAGATCCACGGCCGTCCCCGAGCTATGGTTGGAAAGATTACCCGCGTCCTCTTGGCCCCTGATGGCGCGGTAGGCGTACCCCCAGTCGTCGAGCTGACCGTCGTCGAGTTTCTCTACCCTTTCGTGGAACTCCCGGCAAAGGTTGATAAGAAGCGGCGCAACTTTCTTACTGCACCGTATTTTTAATTTCGTGCCGGGGACTTGGAAAGACTCGACGCCTATGGTGCGAGGCTCGTCGCTTGCTGGCCACCCGTTTTGGGAACTAGCCAAGTAATGCCGCCACCTCTGCCTCGTCTAGTCCAAGTGCGCGGAGCTTATCGGCCGCGCTAAGGCGCTTAGCGGCGCGAGTTGCTTCTGCCGCCTCCTGCTCGGCTCGCTGAGCTTCTGCCGCTTGGCGATCGGCTTCCAATTGCGCGATTTCCTCGTCGGTGAGCTCTATTACACTCTGCTCTCCGGTTTCGCAATTAACGACGAGTTTGGTTGGTTTGGCCATTTTCTCCCCTTAGCTTTTCACTATTCCGTAAAGTGTCGCGGTCGTATATTGACTAAAATTATTTGACGTCGCAGATAGCAATTTAATTGAGGTTATCGCTGACGTTTGTGACCATAGTCCACCAACTAACTCGGTATAAGCGGTCGCCGCGTTATTTTCAGTCACCGAATCAGCAAGATAAGATTTGTAAGTAGAGCCCCCATAATTGGGAATATATGCTTCTAACGATCCAAAAGTGCTTGCAGTTGCTGACGCTCCTGGCATAGCCCCGAAAAAAACAGTATCCGTAAAAGAAGTAACCGTCGAGCCATTTCCTTCTATCCCCCGAGCTGAAAAATTGCTCGCGCTGGTATTTATATTTATTTGTATAAAATCCTGCGTTGCTGAACGCGCACTTCGAGCAGATAATTTGATGACGAGATCGGTATAACTAGCGGGTATAGAAGTAAACTCTATATTCGAGGTTCCACCGGCTCCTACCGTCGTCGTGGCTATCGCTTTATACGTTGGGTTTGGCATTATGCCGCCTTTATTCCGTAGAGGGTGACTACCGATCCACTAGCAAAAGTATCACCGGCATAAATTGTAATACTGTTGATAGCGGCGGTGCTTCTCCATAAACCGGCGAGATAATCGGTTCCCGAATTGCTATTTTGACTACGACTTAAAAAACTTTTATTCGCGGTACTATTGCTGTAATTCTGAAAATGAGTCACTATTGTCCCAAACGTTGATGCGGTAGTCGGAAATCCATAATAGGTTAAATATGCCGACGTTTGGCTTGAGTATCTATTAGAACCGGGGGAGGTTCCGTCTCCATAAAGAACTGTATTTGAGTAATTCGAGCCTGAGTCTGAATTAAACCTTATTACATAAGACGAACTAGTAGAACCTGCACGCAAAAAAGACACCATAACTAAATCGGTATATGTGGCAGGTATGGACGAAAAAGTAGTGGAAGCGGTACCACCCGCAAAAGTGGTTGTGGCTATTGGTTCGTATGTCGCTCCTGCCGCCATTATGCCGCCTTAATTCCGTAAAGCGCGAAATTGGAGTATTGAGATATATTTCCGCTGCCCGCGAAAATCTTAATAGAGGTGATCGCGGCCGTATTAAGCCACAAACTTGACTGCATTTCAACGTGGCCGCTTCCATTTTCGTCTGATCCGTCCAGAGAGCGACCAGTAGTATATTTATTTGTATTTGAATAATCGAGAATATCCGCAACTATCGCGTCGGGGTAAGTATTGGTATTAGAATTTTTATACCCTATTTGTACCGTTGTCGTTGAGCCGCCTACTCCTGCCGAGGCCGCCGCCCCTGACCCGTAAATGTAGTGGTTTTTATAGTTTGCCCCCGTATCTCCGTTAAATTGAATATTTAATGTCGTGCCAGCAACACTATTTAGCCACATTCCCCGAATTTGCAAGTGCGCGTAAGTGGAAGGTATAGAAGTAAATTCTAAATAAGAACTTCCCCCTGACGCCGCGTTAGCTGTCGCTATAGACTCGTAAGAGGTCGGCACGGTTGCACTACCCGTAATACCTGCGACTAATGCACCGATCATTAGGCTACGGAACCTACAACTGTCCACGCGTTCGTACCGGTTTTAATCGCTACTGCGGCTTTATATTGGGCAACGGTGGGAGAAGCGGAAGTAGCTCCGGCGCTGGTTACTGTTGTCGTACCGGAAGTAACGGCGTTAATCGTGAGTAACCCTGCGCCGGTGTTAAGAATTGTTATCGCCGTGCCATTAGGAAAGGCGTAGGTAGCGTCGGTAGGAATGGAAACGGTCTTAGTGCTCGCGTTGGTTGTAACTACGAGAACTTGGTACTGATCGGTGGAGGCGAGCGTATACGTCGCTCCGCTTTGGGAATTGAGGGTGTACGAAACGAGCCCGTTTACCATAGCGGCGGTTAAAACGTCTCCCGTAGCGGCGGGTAGTCCTGTTGGCATTGTTTACCTTCTTTCTAGGTTAATAGGATAGTACGTTTTGTCCCAATACTCCGTATTGTGAGTTCCCGCAGATAAACGCGTCTATTATAGGTTCAGCCGTGGTGAAACGGGTTATCCAGCTTTGCGGAGTAATGGAGTGCGTTACGCCGAATATCTGTAAAGTTTTAGTAATGCTCGAACTCCCGGGCTGAGTCTGCGTTACGGTAATCGGGTCGAAATAGTCCAGGCTTAGAGCCGCCGCGATTCCGCTGTTATAGTCGGGCGTGTAGAGGTTAAGCGTTATCGAATCGCACCGGATAGAGGTATCTTTTCGGCTTGCCACGTAAGCCCGGGCGTAGTTGTTAGCCTCGGTCGTCGTTTGCATTAAAAGCCCGGTTACGTCGTAGCTGTGGAGAAAATAGGTGTTTACGCTTGTCGAGTCGGTGTAACTCTGAGTCGCTAGCCCGGTAGCAGTTACGTTCGCTTGGTTAAAGATTTGAGCGTCATTTAACACCCAGTCGGCGTTCGAGTATCGAATACCGACCCCACTATCTACGAAAGCCGTCGGGGTACCGCCGATAGAGCTACTGGTAACCGTGCGATCTTGAAAAACTACCTCTCCCTCAGCGTTTACGTAGAGGGCTCCGTACTCGGTCGTCGCGACCGTTTGGAGAGCTGAGAGAGCAGTACGAGCCGTCCCCGGGTCTGCCTGTACCGTGGTCTGGCCGGTATCTATATCTCGCATACCAGTAGGCCAAGAGATTTGGTTGAGAATATCGGTTATACGTGCGCCGGTTGTTTCTCCGGCGGTTGCACCGGTAACGGTTGAGACGGTGGCAAGGTTAAGAAGCTGAAACGCGTCTAGGGCGGTTATAGTCGTCGTAGAGACTTCTCCCACGAATTGACTCTGCCGGTAGTTGTAACCGGTGATATAACCGCTAAAAACGCTATACCCTAGCCCAGTATTAGTATCAGTAGCGCTTATCTGTATTTTACGGAGCGGCAAGAGATAGCCGTAATAGGGCGAGGCGGTATTTTGAGGGTTAAAGTCTCCGTTTTGATCCGCTAGGACTACGGTCGCCGTTCCAGTCTGAAATACGTCGGTAAGGAGATTACGGCCTCGGGTTGTCTGGACGGTCTGCACTTGATTAGAAACGTCTACGACAAGGCTCGCGCTATCGGCTAAAACGTTCGTCCCCAATATGCCATAGCCCACGATAAAGGCTTGGCCGAATGAAGCGCCCGAGGAGAAGTTAATCGAAACGGAAAGATTAGGGAGCGCCATTAGATAAACCCGGCAGGAGTTGTCGTACCTCCGAAACGCGTATAACGCGTCACCGCGTCGGCAATTAGATAAACGATTCTATTCTCGTCGGAGATTATGCCCGCGTCTACGTTGATATTTATATCTCCGCTTGATCCGTA